AACTGTTAAATCTGCATAAGTGTATCCCTCACCAGTATTTGATACTAATACCGAATCAACTGCACCATCAACAATAATTGGAGTTAGATAACCATTCACACCATCTCCATCTATAGTTATTGAGGTTGCGGAGCCATCGTCATAGTTTATGCCAGGATCAATAACGGCAACAGAATCTATTACAGAATCTATGGTTATATTCTCTACCACACTATTATACACATTAGCAGTAGCCGAACAGCAATAATCACTGGTGCCGGTAAAATATACATCTGCACTGGTATATCCGGTACCCTTCGTATCAACAGTTATACTAACAACACCATCATTTAATAAATTAGCTGTAGCTGTTGCGCCAGTACCATCACCAACTATTAATACTTTTGGTGCGGCATAATATCCAGTTCCATTGTTTACCACGCTTATTGTATTTACTAATCCGCCAGATAAATTTGCCGTTGCTGTAACTTGATGAGTACTACCTCCTTTAAAATATACTTCTGGTTTTGTTGTATACCCTGTGCCATTATTCGTCATATTTATTTGTGTTACAATATTTCCAGATACAATTGCTGTAGCTGCCGCCGATGCACCAGTAGTACCACGTATATATACCAATGGTGTGCTGCTATATCCTATGCCATTTTTTACTAATATATTCGGTGATAATTTTGCCGTTGTATTTGGCGAATATTTGCCACTTACGCCAACATTACTAGTAAGAGCCATAGTAGTATTATAAACCAATTTACATTCGCTATACGATGAATATGCGGCCCCAGTTTGAGCAAAAGTAAAACTTGTACTGTCTACTACAGAAGCAATATTAACACTAATATCCGCAACTCCACCAGTACCACTTATAACTATATATTGACTTGCATATCCAGTTGATTCTGTGCTATTTGCTCCAACCGCGCTATATGTAAATGAATACCCACTTATAACACTTGCTACTGTAGCATTACCATTAAACGCTGTTGTACCACTTATTGTTAAAACATCCCCAACAGAAACATAATTTAGTGTGCTAGTAACTACAGTAACAACATTAGATGATCTAGCTATACTAGATATTGTAAATGGGCTTCTAAAATTATGCTTTGATCTGGTAGTAACAGTAACAACATTAGAAGTCCTTGTTAAATTAACAATTCCAATTGGTTTTTGTTCTATAGTCCCAGTTGATAACACAATTGCATCATCACCGAATTGATAAAATGTAAAGGAAGTTGGGCTAATATAATCACAAATAGTATATATTCCATTAAATCCACTAACTCCATTTATACTTATAATATTTCCTTCTTCTCTAAAATGCGGAGTTGAGGTTACTACCGTTACTACATTTTTATCTCTTGATATGGATGTTATAGATTTACTATGAGTTGTTGTAAACCCAACATTACCCAATGTAGTAGATGATATATTAGTTCCACTAGAAGCAAACGTAAAACTATTATTATTAACTATTGTTGAAACTGTAAAAACACCATCGGTTAAACTTGTTCCGCTAACAGTAAAAGTAGTACCAGCAACCATATTATGAGCAGTATCAGTAGTAATTGTAGCAACATTAGATGTTCTTATGATTGATATTATTTCTTTTGTTGTGGTTGAATAATACCCTCTACCACCATCTAATACCTTTACGTCTGAAATTTCCTTTTTTAATGAATCAATTCTTCCAGAAAAATCACCATGAATTCCATCCCCAACTACATAAACTTTTAGGGGAGTAGATGGCGAATACCCGCTACCACCATTTGTTATTTCTACATAATCAATACCACCATCACTATAAAAAGATGATGATAATGCAGTATAACAAGGCATATAATCTGGTGTTAAGAATTTCTTACGTAATCCTAATTGGATATGATACATGAATTTCCAAATATAACCATCGACATGTGTTACTGGGTCTATTGTGGTATGTGTTGGCATATTGGTTGATGTATGATTGCTATTATTATACAGGCATTTATATACATTAAAATCACTAGTCACAACATAAAACATAGCATTTTTGAGATTACATGCTCCACTATATGATAGAATATTTTCACTAATAGTAGCAGTTGCTACCGCATCGGTTGTATTACCATCACCATCAACAATAACTACAGTTGGTACGCTTGTAAAGTTAATACCACCATCTTCAACACCGATACCAGTAATAACTCCAGCGGAGATATTTATAGATAATTGAACACCAGTTCCACCACCCCCAGTAACATATGCAATAGTACTACCAGCATGATATCCGCTTCCGCCATTACTAATGGTAATATCCGTTACTCTCGATCCATGATAATTATCATCATATTGGTCATAAATAGTTCCACTTTCCCATTGGTAGCGTCTTATTATGAATAATGTATCGGTAGAAGGCACTTTCTTGGCAAAAACTATATTATCCCTAATCAAATTATTATATTTAAGATTATCCTTTGTATATAAATCATCCCCAGTAAATTGAGAAGTTTTACCAATAAAAGAATATAGAGTAGTTTGTTGAGTTAAAACTTCATTATCTATTGCGTCGATAACAAAATTATATAAGTTTGATAATAGGACTGTAGACATTTTTGCTTCCTTTTAATAAATAATAATATGGGTATACTACTATTTATATAAAATTTTTGTGCTATTTGTCATTGGATTTAATTTTTGAATACTCCTTTGATATAGAGTTGATAGAAGAAATGTAGCGGCCTTTATCAGAGGTTTTCGGACTCGATTTCCTAGCTACATTACATTTTTATAATTTTATGAAATAGTGAGGTCCCAACTTATTACTATAGAATCACCCGCACTTTTGTTTATAACACTAAACAAAGTTCTAGCTAACATGCTTCCAGCACTGCTTGCATTGAATAATCCTGCTTCAGTTAATGCGCCAGTACCAACTCCAGCACCAAATGTGCAAATATGCCGCACTGCATTAGCTGTAGGTACACCAGCAGTTATGCTACCTAAAGCAGTTCTACTACCAGCCACAGCAGCTACTAAAGTAGTATCACCAACAACTGCTGCCTGTGAACTTGTGCCGACTTCCATATGAGACATAACGCCACTACTTGTACCAGCCAACCGAGATGCAATGTGCGTTTTTCCAGTTGTTACTACTAAATTTTTCACGGTTCTATCTTCTTTGACATTACCATGTTCATCGGTGTGTAAAATTCTTAATTGACCAGTTACTTTTACAAGTTCATCTACACTGGCTGGTTCTACTGCTTTATTTTCTTCATTCATTTTAATATCCCCTTGTTAAAAATTAATTGGTTATACATCTATTTATATAAATTAATTTACTACTATTGATAAGGATTCTGTTGGAGTTACAGAATCCGTTAATACTTTATTAAATGCTACCGAAAGTTCTCTATCATATAGATAATCACTTGTAAAATATCCATCAGTTATGTATCTATCATTTGTACCCATATACTGAGTACATGCATCACTTAAAGATTTTCCAACATTAAAAGATTGTGCTTCAGTTATTCCAGATGCAGCATAAGTATCTCCCAATACCTTTCCAATATTAAATACCTTTGTATCTGTTATATTAGCGGCTACATATGTATCACCTAATGCCTTTCCAACATTAAAAGATTGTGCTTCAGTTATTCCAGAAGCAGCATAGGAATCGGCCATAGGTTTTGACATATTATACTTTAATACTTCTAAAACATTTGATGTAGAATATACGTCATCAAGTTTTTTTGCCATATTCATTGCTAATGTCATTGTATAATAAACTACATCAATAAATGAGGAACTTCTCTCCAAGTCTATTTTATTACTAGTCAATTGTATTTGGATTAATCTTTGTAAATCATATGCACCCCATAATGCGTATCCGGCTGGGTGTAATAGTTTTTTTAATGCGCCTTTGTATATGTCAAATAATTCGTTTATAACAATTTCATATGAATATTGTTGATAGTAATTACCATCATATAATACCATATCACTAGACAAGAACCCATCGGTGTTTATATATTCGCCATTATAAACTCTTAATTTATTATTAGAGGCATTAATGGCGATTGATGTATCATCTGCAATTATTGCTGGAGCAACTGTATACCCTTTACCGCCATTTACTATAGTATATCCAGTAACAACACCAGCAGTTAAACTAAATGTTATATGGGCATCTTTTCCTACACCAAGAATAGTTGCAGTTGGTGGTATAGAATAACCATATCCACCATTTATTATATTAATGCTACTAATAACTCCATTAGTCACTACTGGAACTGCTTGTAGTATATTGGGCGTTTTATTTATAACATAATTAAAACTATCTGGATAGTATGAGCCAAAAGATAGAATGGATATATTCTTTACATTATGTAAATAATCTTTATGTTTTATTTGTAGGGTAGCACCAGTTCCACTACCATAATCCACATCATAAGTTTTACCTTCTAAATATGCATTTGATGTTTGCAATATAGATACATTATTAATTGATGATAATATAATACCAGTAAATATAGGTTCCAATGTAGCACTTAAATATGCCCCAGTTCCATTGGTAGATATTATGTTTAAAATTGGAGTATGAAAAAACCCAACACCGCCATTTGTGATAGTAGTTCCAGTTACTTTTCCGAGTGTAGTTGTAATATTTATATGAGCATTACCACCATCAGTATTAAGAATACTAATTGTATCATCATCGGTATAGTAAAATCCATTAGTAATAATATCAATAGTAGAAATTGTATTTAATGTAAAGTCAATAGCAGTATTAAAGTCATCAAAAAAGTTTTTAATAATAAAAAACTCATATAAATTATATGTAACATTTGAAGAATCTAATTTTACAATATTTGAAACTTTAATAGGTATATTTTTAGTACCTAAATTAACTACAATTATATTATCTATTGCGCTCCTTACAGTATCAATTGGAATTGTTTTAGGGATATGACAAATAAATGAAGTCTTTTGTAGCCATTTTCCATCAGAAGATTTTAGTATTTGTTCTACTGGATAATTTATGGTAATTTCTTTATCAAATAATATTCTAAATAGTAATCTATATGAATCTTCTGTACCTTTTTTATTATAGAGTTCCTTTATATGTTTTGCCAATAATGTTCTATTAACCATAACATTATTTGGGATTTGTATCATAAGTTCATTGAATATATGATCCCTAAATGCATCCACAGTTTCATCAATATCATTATATGATAATACATTCTTTATTATATTATCCGGGCCAGTTGTTTCATTTAAAAAATTATAATATGCTTGCAAAAACTCATTAAATATTGGATACTCATCCGATATATGATCTGGCAACAAAGCCGTAATATTTTTTGGTACACTATTTATCATTATATTTACCTATTAACGGCTAGTTGTAAAGGAGTAATTTATACCAGATTGATTCCCATCCGAAAGAGCATCGACTATTGCATTTGTTGTTATATCCTCTTCATTTATACGTAGTATCATATTACGTATTGGAATAATATCATTTGATTGAGTATTAACAGTAAAACTAATTCCAGTATCGTTTACATTAACTGGTAAAAATGTCGAAATGTTTAAATTCAATAATATCCTTCCGGTAACATAATCAATTGTACCAATATTATTATTTATATAAATTTTGGAAGTATTATCAAGATAATATAATCTTATATATTTATTTCCATCGTCATCCATATATAATATTCTACTATCACCTTGTATAGTAAATCCAGAAGAACTAACTGAACCTTGTGGGGTTCTAGTAGGATTTGTATAGATTGGATTATAAAATTTAATATCATATTGTGTATCAAATCCATATATGGGTGTTATATATTTTTTTAATCTAAACGTCATAATATTACTAACTATTGATGGATTAACATTATCAATTAAGGTAGATAGTTTACTATATCTAAATACACCTTTAAATTGTGATAATTCTGTATTGTTATATATCATTATTTGGTTTTTAGTTAAAGTTTTTATTTCTTCTGCGCTTATTAATGAAATTGATTTGTCATAATATGTAGTAACATTAATATCAAAGTAAGTATATTCTGGGTCAATTATATTGTATTGTATCCCAATCATTTTGCGTTCTGAAATGATATTATTTATAATATCCAACTTCTCACTTGCACTTAATGCTCCATAATTTAATGGTTCTATTGCAATGAATACTGAACCAAAACTTGGAGGAAGTTCTTCTTCACCACCCCATACAGATATACTTTTAATATTTGGATATGCAATTGGAAGTAGAGTTCTTATATCTTCTACTGTGACCATTCGATTTTGTGTTGAAAATGCCCTTGGTGCATTTTTCTTAATACTATCTATTGTTTCAAATTCTGAACCACCATATGATATGTCAATAGTAGTAACTGCAACAGATGTGCTTCCCGCAATTGCACTTGCCGCCCTGAATACTTTTGCACCATTTGCCGATACTCCAGACGAAATTACATATTCGAGAATAACTACATTACCATTTGCAACGGATTTACCTAAAATTCCATCGCCAAAATACACCTCATATTTATTGGTATTTGTTCCTTGTATAAAATATACTTCACTAGTACCAGTTACTTTAGTTATATCGGTAGATTCGTTATAATTTTTAATAGTTAAATCTGAAATACTATTTTGTACATATACTCGAAGTGTACTTAAATCTACATTTTGACTTGGAATAATAAATTTTTGTTGTGAGTTTCCTAAATCTACCACATAACTATATGAATTCAATGTTCCTTCATATAGATATATATTTGGAAATGAATATACTCCACCTATTGGGGAAGTAGTTACTTCTTCAAGAGTAACAAATTTATAACTTTCTCCATCAATTGTAGTGTTAAATTGCGAATTTTTTGGGAGTGTTATCAATGATGGGGTTCCTGTAGGATTATTCACAGTTATGGTTGTGAGTGCTTTTGCCGAAGAACGGCTTCTGGGGTAATATCCCAATTCCTTCGCATGAGATACTACACTACCTCTTGATACTGCTGAATCGAGGAAGGTTTCATTTGCCAGCTGATTGGCAATTATTGAATTGTAGTATGTGTTGTAGGATAACAAATCTATCAATGTATTGAGCGCACTTCCCGCAAATGAATAATCAGCGAAGGTATCTTGTGCTTGCATGAATGATATTAGATTGGCCTTAATTTCTTGGAAATCTAAGGAACTGACCCTCATTGTTTTGTCGTTTGCCATGATCGTTTTCCTTTACTTTTAGTATAAATGGGTTATACTAGTATTTATATAAAAAAATAAAAGGAAATTTATCAAATTAGCGTAGCCTATCGATAATCACCGTATATGTAGTTTCAATTCTAAGTGCAATTACTTCGAATCTTAAAGTAACTTCTAAAGCATTGTTTTCGATCCTTTCAGTAACATCTATACTATTAATAATAATCCTTGGTTCATATTTTTCTAAAAGTTGTCGGATTACAGTTTCCAATCCAAATTTTGTAGTCAAAGAAAAATTTTCAAATAATAAACTATATAAATCACTATATAAATCCGGCTGGAAAAATCTTTCCCCTTGCCGTGTCAAAAGTAAATTCTTAACACTTTGCTTAACACTTTCAACATTTATCTTTCTACTAACATCGCCATTTCCTGGATTGCTATTGAAATTAAAATCCAAATCACTATATTTTTTCTGAAGACTACTAATAGTTTTAATAACTTCTGCCATAAATTACTCCTATTATGATAAATGGCTGCTTAAAGATTTACATTTTGCCAAATCTGATTGACCTTTCATAAATCCATATTTTGATAAATCTGCCTCCGAAAATGAATCCATAACATCTTGGGCAGATTTTAGTGTATTTGTAGCAGAATCAACAGCAGATTGTGCTGTATCTGCCGCCAATTTAGCCGCATCATGGGCTGATTGTGCAGTAGCTATAGCAACCTTATCTCCAAATTTATTTGCGGCTTCTAGGGCATTTAAAGACGAATTAAGTGAACTAACAGCATCGGCAGCAGAATCTACAGCATCGCTCAATGCTTGTGTTGCATCTTCTAATGCTTGTGTTGCCGCATCTAATATTGCTTCTAAACTTCCCATTACAGCGGAAGTAATGCTATCCAATTCTGCAAGCATTGCACTTTCTATAGATGAAGCCATATTCATCATCATTTTTTTCATATCCACTTTTGGAATAAGGTCTACTAATTTTTGTTGCAAGTCAAACCCACCAGCAGATAAGTTGTATATTGAAGACATAGCAGCAGATGCTGCGGCAGCTGGTGTAGCAGCTAAAGCTTCAACCAATTGAGACATACCGATATATGTAGCTGATATATTATTTTCAGCCTGCGATAATCTCAATTGTAATCCTTGTATTTGTTTATTTAATTCTGTTTTACATGCCATTTTATTCTCCTATGCCATCTGCGCAAGCCCTTGGTGCACAGTTTTATTATTAAACAATGTAAGTACCATTTCACGATTGCTATTCTTATTAAAACTTACATGTATCCAAGGCATTCCGCTACCATAATTTTTATATTCCAAAAGTACTTGGTCATATGCTGGTAAAATTTCTGTAATTCTTTTTGCAATAGAATAATATTCTGATTTACTTTTACCTGGAAATTGCATATCAACAGCCATACCCATATAATGCTTACTCATAGAACTACCACCTTTATAACGATACCCAGAAGTTATTATTACCATTGGGTATTCTGCTAGAATCTTTTCCATAACATTTACAGAAAGATATTGAATATTTTGTACAATCTGCCCAACACTTAATCCCATTTGTGGTTGAATTTTTTTAATCTTATCAGAAGCTGCTAAATATTGCCTTAAAGAATAATTCTTACTAATTTGAACACCTGTTGCGATATCTTCTTCATTAGTAAAATTATCATATTTATAATCTTCAATTTTACCATTTTTCTTTGTTGGTATGTATGTTTCAGATACAGATGGAATAGATTCATTTGGATCAAATTCTGCCTTACTTTTCAAATCATCCATATACGGTTGAAAATTATCATCCATATCTTCTGGACTTTCGTATCTTCTTGATGGACCTTCAAATCTATTTCCTGTTGGTGGTATTATGCCAACATCATTTTGTAATAGTTCTTGTCGTGTTAATTTATCACCCAATAATAATGGATCATTTAAATCCCTAATAATAACTTCTTGGGGAGTATTTGGTAATGGTACAGTACCTTTTAATGTTGGTAAATCCATATGCAATATTGTTGGTTTATTTGAATTTACAGAAGTCCCAGCTTTTTGGAATATTTCAGTTGCATCCATATCAATAGATGGTCCAGCCTTTATTGATGTCTTCTTTGTAGATTGTACTAATAATTCATCAGAAGTATTAATATTAAATTTACTTTTAGAACGCAATGAGCATACATTCTCGGTAACTAATGTAACACTATCCATAGAATTTAATAACGTTTGCTTTCCAACATCCATATCCCAATTATCGACACATTTCATATCAATATTATGCGCGGATAACACATTAACATCACCATCAAATGTTTCTAAATTATAATTTTTACATTTTATATTATATTCTCCTTGCACATAATGATTAAAATTTCCATGTACCGTAGTATTTAAATCATTCTTAACTATTATGTCGGCATCACCATATACTTCGGCAGTCATATTATTTTGCACAAGAAGATTGCAATCTCCTTCCACAGTAATATTGAGATTACCTTTTAGCATTACATTTCCATTTCTTTCAATGATTGTGAAACCATCGCCAACTATTTTATTAACTTTTGTACCATTGTTGTCTATTTCTGAAAAAGTTCCAGATGGATGAAATGTGTGTATTCTTACATTGTCCGGTGTAGAATCATGTTCAGTAATAATTCCGCCATGCGTTACACTAACTTGATTATTGGGATATGTAGGATTCGCGGGGACACGAGGTTGGTCCCAAGTACTTTGCGTACCTGCTATGCGAGTATGTTTTGTTCTATCCGCTTCTTTAACACCTATTATAGTACCACTTAAAGATTCTCCACGAGCAAGGCGATTTACGTCCTGTTCTTGAATAAGACTTCTTTTAGGATAAATTCCATTGGGGTCGGAAAACCCTACTGTAGAACTTGCTTTGGCAGTTGTTGGCGGTAAACTTTGTTCAACGCTTGGGCGTGATATAGAAGGGGCTTTACCTGTTAGTGCGGTATGTCCATATTTATAATATGTAGAACATGAGGTGCCATTTGCATCATCTTTTACATAACCACCACGCAACCATTTTGCAGCTCCACCTGCACCTTGTAAATGCGCAACCATGAGCGCACCGCAAACGTGGTCACGGTCCGAATCATTTCGCAATAACCCCTTATTATAAAGGGTTTTAAAATTTCGAGCAAGTAGGGCATCCATTGCGGTTTCTTGTGCATCCTGATTGGTAAACCATGTATCACGCGATACTACACCATTCTTGCCCAACCAAGATTCTGAGTATTTTAAATCTTTATTATTTGTTCCACGCCTACAATACCCAAGGTCTACTAATACCGGACCCCCAAATTGGTAAGCCCCAATAAAACCGAGTTGGTTTAGTGCTGAATAATTGCCTCCACTTTCGTGCCTTTTTATTGTTGCTTTTAATTTATTAACATCGGAAGAACTTAGCGGTCCAATGGCTTGCGGTTTAGAATCTTTTGATGGAATAATTGACTGCCCACCTTTGTCAGTTGGTATCGCATTTGGGTCCATGTCGTCAGCATCAACTTTATATGCCATTTGATTAACACTATCTCCAGAAATATCATATGTGCTTTGTATGTCCTGGGGGATGCCTTGTAGCGCACCAAACACAATTGTTGTTTGCCAAGTATCATCAAATGAACCAACCAAAACCCATGATCCTGGTAAAAAATTGCAACCAGAACTTCCTATTCCAGAAATTTGGGCAGTAGGATTAAGAGGCATTGACCATGCTAGGGAAGAAGTAGGAAGAGCAAATTTATCTGGAGTATGTAATCCTATAATTCTTACGCGCACTCTTCCTAGTGATAAATTATCGTTAATGTCCTCCACGACACCCACCCGAATTAGTTCCATAAATCTATCTCCTCTTGTGTTGCATACCTACATTTAAAACCTTTGTGATGAGTGCGTTTCCCTTTTGCTACTCTTGACATATTGGTAGATGTTATATCATTAACCCTACAAAATTCATTTAATCCAGTTACAAATTCTTCGCTACCATCTGGATATGTTATAATATATTTTTTAGCACAGTGATGCAATTCTCCAAATTTTCCAAAATTTATAGCATTTTCACCGGAAATCTTAGCAATATGATCTGGTGTGTGTTTATATCCAAATGCTGGGTGATCTTCTCCAAATTTTCCATATTGTGAATTATTTTCACCACCATTTATTTCTCTTAATTTTATTAACGTGTCCTCCGAATGCAAATTTCCTAAATGTGCTAATCTATTATTTTTTTTAGCTTCTTCTGTATGAGTTTTACCATAAAATGGATTATCTTCGCCAATATATCTACCTTTCATAGTTTCCTTTTGTTTTTGAATCGATTCATTGGAATGAAGATTATTAAATCCACCACTTTGTAAATTATACCCATATGGAACCCTAGTATTATGTTCTACTATATATAATTCTTCTTTAATATTAGCTTCTTCTAATGTTAATCCATATTCTAAAATTTCTTCAATAAAGTATTCTAACCCATTATATTTTTTTATAGCACTATGAAATACTCTACACCCTTCCGAATTTCTATGTGCAGATTTTCTCTTTTTTAAATTACATGTTTGCCCAATATAACTTTTGCCACTAGGACTAGTAAATTTATATATTAAGTAAGTTTTTTCCATTAATTTTTTCCTATATAGTTATAATGATATTTATATTAATTATTTTAGGTTTATAATTAATGATTCCTTTACCACGCGCAAGATGCACTCCATTTCGGCCTTCGAAATTCTGTGATGTATTGCGACGACTAAAAATTTACCTTTATTCATTTTTTCTACTGCGTCTTCACTGGTGGGATGATTTCTCACTGTGTTAGTCTCTAATTCTATCGTCATCCCACAAACGTAATCACTTCTTCCTGCTACAGTTATTTCAGAAACGTAACTCCCAATTTGTTGGACAAGACTCCTTCGCTGGAGTAACCAAGTCTCAGGATCATCGCTCTGAAATTCATCATACATATTCACATGATTCGTATAAGTTACAACACAACTTCCTGGATTGCGCAAGAATTTTGAACTGTTCATTGGAAATTCATTCAAATGGTTTGTGTCTTTAAATTTTCCTATATAATCATATTCCCGAATGTTTATTGTCTTCGAAAGTAAATCGCAAAAAATGCCCCTACTTGCGTACATTCCGCCTGCCATTCGCGTACTCACATCGAAGACTAGATCATTTGTCATATTTCTTAAAATATTATATTGAGTTAAATCTTCCGTTTTATGAAGTTCTCTTAATTGCTTGATATTCATCGTACTATTATAGAACTTCATCGAAGCAGGTTTGGCAATCAATGAATTAATACTTACAAAATTATATTTAAACATATCCTGATAGAACACATAATTTGCTGCTCTGGCATGTTTAGAAATACTTCTCGCTGCCAACCAATTAATACATTTCATTGGCGACCAAGTTGGCGCAACAAATTGGAAAGCATTTGCAGTTTCTTCTACATTGAATTTAGAAACTTGCTTATCACTTGCCCCTAAAGCGTCTTCATCGCCAAATATAGATTTTGCCATAGCCGCATAATTACCTTTATATGCTTTGGCAACTTTTACATGTTGATCTGAAAATCCTTCTTCACTCATAAAATGAATCACATACATCTGACTATTTTCTTTCATAAGTATTCTATTGGCAACTTTATAAATATAGAACATATTATCTACAAGCGCGTCAGAATCTTTCATTCCTGGAGTTTTATAAGATATCTCAAGTTTTTCTTCACCAACCAATGGAATATAGTTTATTAAATCTATTGAATCAGTAATTGTAATAGTACCAGTAAGATAATTTGAAAACAAATTTTCATATATATTTAGTTCAACCATCAAATTAGTCACATCAATTTTATTACCAGTTATAATGGAAGTAATAAGAACTTTTCCTATCTCAATTTGACCAGCAAATGTTGCAGTACGATCAGCCATAAATTACTCCACCAACATTTTGTTAATTTCTCGTATTACTGGTTGTATAAATTCATTCCTAAGAAGATAAATATTCCGTTTATTTTCATTTAACGTGTCTTCATATTCGTAATTTGTAATTGCATTAAATGTCGATATAGGGATCAAATCCCATACTAAAGTTACGGGATTAAATACTTGCAAATTATTTCCAGATACAATTGCATTTACTTCGTTGCCGTTTGAATCTTCATAATGATGTACATCATATTTACCAGTTTCTCCATAAGTATATATTAAATAAGTTTCAAGTTCATATTGAGATTTTGGGAATGATTCTAACCCATAAAAAAGATTATTTAACATTAATATTAACCACCCATAATCTGGACTTCCGTAATACTTTTGGCTGATTGTTTCTGGAGTTTCTCTATCTTGACATTGATATAATTCAAATGCACCAGAAGTAGAAATATCAGTATTAATGATTTGTACACGACGAAGAATATCAACCACATTTATTACAAGGTCTTGTTCGCCTGTGATTGCGAAATTGTAATTGATTGTTGGGAATTTATTAAAGTAAGCCATTTTATGTTCCTTTTATTGCTGAATGATTCCGAAGTTATTGATATTACTAATAAAATTTAGACCTTGTGCAGTTGAATCTTGATTGACTACATGTATGCGAACGCCGCCATCACCCATTCCTCCATCTTTCGATTGAGTAGTGTAATTATTTGTTATAATTGTAGGCGCACCATCTGCCTTCTTTTGTAATAAATTATCGGCTGCTTGATGTGCTACAGTCAATTCTTCAGTTTTTGGTGATATAGCCTTCGGAATTATTGCTGAAGTTGCTGGGACAATTTTTGGGGCATTAATTGGCTTCCCAGATTTATCTCTTGGTATATTGTCTGGTTGGGGAGCAGGTTTGCCCTTATTTCCCTGTATTACCTGAACACCTTCCGAAGTTTTTCCTTCAAGTCTATTTTGCTCTGCTTGTGTTGGGGTAAATGGATGTTTAATTGCATTTATTACTCCATCTATTGAATTTTTTATTGCACTTGATATAGAATCAGTAAGTTTTGTTACTGAACTTCTCACAGAGTCTGAAATATCTTTTGCAAGTTCTTTTGCGGTATGTTTCATAAAATCTGGAGTAATTGCATTTGCAATACCAGTTGCAAATTTGCTTGCACTAGCAATTGCCGGATCTACTACATTTTTTGACCAAGGTACTTCAGATAATGCTCCAGCAACTTTACCAACACCTCGTCCACCTTCTATTGCTAATCCACCAATACCTTGGAGAATTTTTCCTGGAATAGTTTTTCCTCCTGATATTTTACCAGTAGCTGGATTAATATATTCTTGTCCTGGAGTTTTTAATGATTCAAGATTTAATGCTATACCTGCTGCTGCTTCTCCACCACTTCTAATTGTTCCTATAGTCGCATCACCAATTGACTGCAATAATTTTCCAGCACCAGTTGACTCGTATTTTTTACCAGTAATTTGATTTATATGCTCTTGTCCCGGCTTTCCCATTCCTTCTACTATTTTTGGGCTATTAACTATAGTTTCAAATGTTGATTTAGCAACTTCTGTTGCATCTTTAATAAACTTTTTTGTTTCTTCTGGAATTAGAGCGGAAGCAATTACTCCAGCTAATGCGGCTAATGCTCCACCAACTAACAAAGCATCCATAACTTTTTTGATTAAAGATTCTTCAGTTTTTACCTCTGTTACACTACCATCTTTGCCATTTTCGTGTCCAGTTTTATCCGAAATGTGTTTCAAGTACTTCAAAACTTTTTGTTGAAAATTTAGAGTTTCTTGATTAAGTCTTGTGGCATTTATATCTACCACACCATTCTCTTTTATTACTGGAGCAACAGAAGCAGTTTTAGTGGAAGATTCATTAACAATTGGCAATGGTTGACTTCCAACTCTTGCAGAACCACTTGCAACAGAATTGAACATACCAGCAGAAGATGTTTTAGGAGCAACAGCACTTGCGGCAACTGTTCCCAATATTGCTCCGCCTACGCCGAGAGCAGTTGGGTTGACTTCCGCAAAAGATTCCTTAATCTTTCTGGTTGCCTTTTCGACTTTTGATTCTTCTTTTTGCCCATCGCCTTTGAGCGATATAAACTTACCAGCATGTAATTTTTCAGCATTTGCGATTTGTTCAGCTTGTTTAAATTGCCAATCTTTTGGGCGTTCATACCCCTTGGTAAAATCTTCCCATGACTGGGCAATATTAGTAGAACCTTTAATTTTATCTCTAGTTTTTGAATATTTATTATTTAATTCATGATCCATATATTGCAATTGTTCTTGCATATTAGTTTCGTATGGGTCTTTGTTGTGAAATTTTCCTAAACCAGTTAACCGCTCCTTTCTCCATTGGGCGATTCCAAATGAGTCGGCAGTATTACCTTTTTCTTTAATTCCATGATTAAGTTTAGATTCTTGTACTAATCTTGCAGTAATAGCGGCGGCAGATTCTTTTGTATATCCCTTATCCATAAAGAAAGTCATAACCTCTTTTGGAAGTTCTCTGTGTGCTTGCTTTGGCTTTTTATGTTCATCTGGATTGAACGTAGAAAATTCTTTCTTATTAGAATCTTCTATAGGCTCACCAGTTTGTAAATTGATATCCATAATTTTTCCTTACCTTTAGAATTGGCTATACTAGTATTTATACTAAATATATTTGACATTTTTATAAATATAATTTATAATATTATCTCAAATAAAACTATGGGGAATAAAATGAATAAACAAGAGTTACTTGAATGGGTTCAATCAATGCCCGATAACGTACAGATTTTATTATTATCAGTTGATGAAAATGTCTCTGAAAAAATAGGTACTCCTAATTTTTTGGGATTTAATGGGGCAATTTATAGTGCAGAGTATGAACAAAATTATGAAAATAGATTGACAGTATCATTGCACTATAAAACAACTGTTAGGTATGAATACAGTGACAATAAAACAGCAAACAGAAGGGTAATAAAATGAAAAATAAAATATTAATTGCTACTATTATTTTGGCATCTTCATCAGTCTATGCAGATTATAATATAGGTGATGTATCAGGTGGCGAATATAAAGTATATAGTGAAACAATAAGTAGATATGGCGACGATGTTAGATTTGTATTAGGCCATATGAATGAAAATAATAGTATTGACACAATGGATATAATTGTAAATTGTACTACGCATAGAACTATTGATAATGACTATTTGCCTCCTCAAAGTGTTGGTAGAGAGGCAACAGATTATGTATGCGATTTGACAAATGATATTGAATGAGGTTTAAAGAAGGAAAGCCCCTTGCGGGGCTTTTTTAATGTTATTCATATTGCGTTTTCTCTTTTTCGGCATTCTTTTCATTTATATGTTGAATCAACAAACTTGTATACACTTCCTTCTCCCAAGGCACCATATTATCTAGCTCAGTTAATGAAAAACCATGATGTTTCATTAGGTCAAAATTAAGTTTATAATGGTTATACATACTTGTTGATCCCATTGTTACTGGAAAATTTGCTGCAATCCCCTCACTGAGTAAATATTATGGTGGTTACAATTGGGACAATCAAATATAATTTCTTCCGAAACAGTGGGTATGTTTGCGAAAAAAGTCGTAATCATTCCCATTTGTTTACCGGAAAGACTATCAAAAAATTCCGCAATCTCCTCAATAGTTTGGTCAGCAATATGAAATGTTTCATCATTATGAGTAACGCATTCAATATTGTTTGCCAATGCATTGAGAACTTCTTCGGGAGGAGAAGATGGGTTATTTATCACATCTAAGGAATCGAGAGTTGCGAGTGTTGGATATTTTAAAGTTAGGAACATATCTGTATCAACTTCTATTATATTTGCCCTCTTGATCAATTTTGGTTGCTCAATTAGGTTGAGCTGCATAACATAGGGTACTTCCTCCTTACAGGCTGAACACAATACAGAAAGGTTGAGTTCTTCACCAAAACTTTTCATTATGATCGAGAGGTACAACCACTCGACATCGCAACTTATTAATTTTGGAATATTAATTTTTGAAACTATACAGTTAGTTAATATTTGCTCAAGTGCTAGAGCCATTTGTTCTGGAGATTGTGATTGAAGTGCTGCTAGTAAGATTTTTTCCTCTTTTGCAAGAAATCCGCGAAATATTATTTCAGTTTTAGGATTACTTGGTAATGTAGTTTTGTAAAGTGAATGTGAAATTTTTGGCAGTGCCATTGTAGTGTCCTATTAAGTTGTTATATTACTATTTATGGTAAATTCTTCTGGAAGTTTGTTGCCTTTCTTTATATTATCTTCTGCCCATAATGGTTGAAAATTTGTATAATGGTTAAGTTGGAGTAGATGTTCTTCATCCAATGCCAGTGATACCGGAAATATATGGTCAAGATGCCATAAATGTCTATTATCCCAAGACATACCATCTAGAAACTGATTTTCTATATGAATCTTAAATTCTTCAAAGGAACATCCAAGAATTTCCGATGATTTTGATCTTTTAGTATATGGGCTTTTAGAAAATATTGAACTAATTGATTTTCGTATACTTATCTTTAACCTATATACTGGATCAGCCAGTTCCCTGTTACGCCGTTGTCTATAAATTTTTTTCATATTGGTTTTGTATATAGTTTTGATTTTTCTATATATTTTTCAGGATTTTCCGCATATTTTATTCTTTCTTTTTCTGCAATAATATCTTTATTTTCATCATAATATAGTTTTGATTTTTCTATATATTTTTCAGGATTTTCCTTATATACTTCTCGCAATTTTCTTAATTTTTCATCTTTATTTTTCTCATAATGTATCTTGGATAATAATATAGCACAAGTTTTACATTTGCCACATAATCCATCTTTATTTATTTTATTTTTGTGAAACTCACTTTCATCTTTTTCAATGCCACATGTAAAACACATCTTACTCATGCTAATATGCCATATATGACTGGGGCAATTTTACCGAGCATTCTAACGCCATAACTGCTCATAAGATTTCCCCAAAAAGATGACTTATCCCCTTCATAATTTATTTCCATATTCTTCCAGTGCTTATATGTAAAAGATATAGGTAATCTATGCAAAGCACTTCCTTGATATGTTATTTGAAGCGGATAGGTCGATATCGGCCATATTTTATTTAATTGGACACCATATACTGGTACATCTGCTTTATCGAGCTGAAAAATTCGAACATTAGTGGAGTAGTCATCATTATATGCCACAAGACCATCTATCGGATTTACAATTAAAGTAAACCAGTCATCAAAAAACGTTTTTACAGTCATTGCGGTATCAAGGTAGAAAAAAAGGAACATTTGGTTAAATCTTATATTTGTTGCATAAGGTTTTAAAGCACCAAATGTAAAAATATCACGAGCTTCTAAACTAACAGCTGGTAGTTCACCACCTGCGCAGAGTAGCGATATTACTCCACCAAATTGAGAATATTTCGCCTGCAATGCTCTAGGTATATCAAATGTGACGAAGTACCTATTATGGGTTGCCAATCCATTCTCCCGAACAAATGCCGTAAATTTACTCAAGCCTTGTGTGGAATTTGTTTGTTCTGAAGACTTACCAAGTAAATCAACATTCCCAAAAGGTGTATTAAGTGTTAAAGCCATTTTATTTTCCTCCCATAGATTCTTTCCAAACTCGTTCTGCGCTATATCCTCTATTACCTGATCTAAAGTCTTGTACTGGTAATAGAGAAGCGATAGGCCATTCTGCTGGTGGTATTTTTAGGAACATTCCACCTTTCAATTGTCCAATTCTATCGTATAAATATTGATGTATACAAGGTTTTAATAGGTCATAATTCGACGCACCTTTTAATAAATTATAATCCAATGCTAATCTTGCATCTTCTGATGCTCTCCTTACAGTTGATATTTCACTATTCTGCATAAGTTGTTTTAGTAATATCCACCGCGCCTTTACTGGAATATAATGTAGGTTGAAAGCTGTAAGATGAGCCGAATCCATACCGAAGGGGAGAATTAAGGGGAACGCATCAAAAAATGGAAGCGTCTGCTTATATTTTGGGTTGGCGTACACCATCAGGAACATAGAGCCGATGTCAATGCGACTTGTTATCATTTCGTCATATTGGATTAATTTATTTTTAGTAATTAACCCTCTTCCACGAAGTTCTTCTATTTTTCTCATATACCATTCAAAACTTTTGATGCGGCTTCCCGTATCATTGGATATGGTATCAAAAATATTAATTTTTTGTGTCATAACGTTTTTATCCCCAATCTATGTAATTCATTCTCAGTCCATAATAAAAATTCTATTCCATTTAATTCTGCAAGTTTTCTTGCCGCATCCCATTTTGACAGGTTCATGGCATATGTATAACATTCTGCCAAATATCCTTTTGTAATTTTCTTTCTCTGTTTTGGTGCTTGTGTTTGCTTAAAAGGTTTTACTTCTATTAAATATTTTTTACCATTTGTCATTTCTACATAAAAATCTACCATATAAGTACGCATCTTACCATTTTCCGCAGCATTTGCGTATCTTACGTGAACATCTTCACTATTCCAGCGCAATACTTCGGGAGAATTATCAAAATGCTTACAAACTGCATATTCCCATAATGAAAGGAAGCGTACTTTAGAAGGATCGCCAACATATTTTGCAAGGTTTTTCACCTTATATTTGCCACGATATGCCATAGAATTTTTCCATATAAATAGTAGTATACAAGTATTTATATTAAAATTTTAAAGGAAATTAAAATGAGTGATCCATTTTTTGAACCACAACCAAATAAGCCAAATTTTGGGAATACTAATGACCCATTTTTTCAGGCGCAACCTAATAATCCAAATTTTGGGAATACTAATGACCCATTTTTTAAAGAACAAGATAGACTGAATAAACTTAAAAAAAAATCAGCTACTCCTAAAAAAGTTGATGGGACACAAACAGATGACCAATCAAATCAAGGTGTAAAATTATTGACATACCCAATCGATATTTCAAATTATCCGAATGCTAATGTTGTAATGTTTAGTATATTACAAACTAGTGATATTGGGATTTCACAACAATCAGTTAGAGGTTCGGGACAAGATGTTTCGAAAAATATTAAGCAAACTGTTACTGGTGGTAAGGAACTAAATGCCCCAAATATTGTGGATAATATTCATAATGCTTCACAAGCCATCCCGAAAACAATTAACGAAGTCCTTGGGAAGTTAGGTGATTCAATGAATTTCAACAGTTATGTGCCAAGAACACGCACAATAATTTGTCTTCCTATTCCAGATATGGATACAAAAAGCGATTATTCGCTTAATTATCAAACATCAAACTTAGGGCTTGCCGGAAACCTTGTGAATAATTTGTACAGTGGAGGAGGCATTTCACAATTTATAAAAAATGCTTCAGGAAGTGCTGCTAGATATGCTCTAGGAGCTGCTGGAACAGTATTACAAGGAACTTTAGGAAGAGATGTTGGAGATATAAATGGAACCATTGAAAGCGCAACGAGGAGCGTATACAATCCCAAATTGGAATTATTATTTAAGAGTGTAGATTTGAGGTGTTTTGCGTTCACATACTCGTTCGCACCATCATCGAAAAGTGAAGCCGAGTTATTACATAATATAGTTAAAGAGTTTAGAATGGCTGCGACTCCTGGCTTAAATCCTAACGGGTTTTATATGACGTACCCGTTCGAAATTGACGTAAAATATATGTTCAGGGGAGGGGAAAACCAATATCTTCCTAAGATTGCCAGATGTTGTATTACTAAGATTAATACATCTTATGATAGAAGTCTTTTAAATAATGGTTGCCCAGCCATAATTAATATAAGATTGGAGGTGATGGAAATTTTGCAGCAAATGCGAGCAGACATCAATAATGAATTTTGATGTAATAATAAGGTGAGTTGCACAACTCACCAATATCTACATTTATAATTTTTATGATTAGATTGTTTTGATTTAGCAACTTTTGTCATGGGACTATTATCTAAGTTATATAACTTACAAAATCCAACTAATCCAATTATTACTTCTTCATGTCCATCTGGAAAGGTAATTATATATTTCTTTTTTTGACGTTCACTTAATTCTTCGCAATATTCTCTAGTGCGTGTTTTACCACTATTAGCTTCGCTTATTTTTTGTTTAGCTTCGTTTGTGTGGGTTTTATTAAACATGCCATTATTTTCACCACTAATAGCTTCGCTTATTTTTCTACGTGTTTCTTCTGATACAATTTTACCCCACATTGGATTATCTTCGCCCATTCTAGTTCCGGTTCGGCTTTCGCTCATTTTTAATTTAGATTCTTCAGAATGTCTAAATCCATAATGCAAACAATCTTCACCAAATTTGCCCCAATTTGGATTATTTTCACCACTAAATGCGTCTCTAAGTTTCTGTTTATGTTCTTCACTAAATTCTCTACCAAAATTTGGATTATTTTCTCCAGCCCTGGTTATACACATAAGAGCTTTCGTTTCTTCCGTGTGACCATTACATACAAAATTCTTTCCACCATTTTGACGATTTAAATAATTTGGATTTCTGGCTGCGTCAACACTGATTAAATATAACTCTTCCCATTTTAGCGCAGCCTCTTTAGTTGCATGATTTTTAGTATATAAAACTTCAAATGAATCTTTTCCATGTTCCGTTATTAATGCTTTAACTATTTCCGATGTTGTGAAATATTTCACCCAAAAGTCATCTGGGTGACAGTCAATAGCAGTCTTAGACCCATAATAAAGTTGTCCAGTAATTATAAATCTTATTAAATAAGTATATGGTTGGTATATCATATTTTCTCCAATTCCACCCTGCATAAAAAATGGCGAAGACCTTTGGTATTTTACTCCCAAAGAATTCGCCAATTATTTTAAAATAATGTCGTTAATCCTACAATCATTTCATTGCCAGTTTTTGTTAGATATTTAATAAGTTCATTAAATCCTCTACCACTAAGTGTTGTTAATGATAACTCATCACACCATATAGTTTCATATGATTTTTGAAATATATCATCAGCAAAACTAGTTATACTGTTATATGCAACTCTTGTTGCCAAAGTGTTTGGTGAATTTTTCATCATCAACCGATTATTATATATTACCAAATCATCTATAGAAGCATGTTCTGCTATGTATGTACTTTTGCCACATTGTCTTGGTAATTGTAATATAATAGTTCTATATTCTTTAATATATAAATCTTTTCCCAAAAATTGTTTCATTGATGATGTTTCACCTTCTTTTGTCATCATCATAGATATAGCACTATCAACCACAGTGTAACATGTAAAAAATCGCTTTTCTGTTAATTTATTTATTTTATACATAATAATACTCCAAAGTTAGTTATAAGTATTATAATAAGATATCTTTACTGGTCACTCATTAAAAAAGATAAATTATTATAAAATTTTAAATAAAAAGAAGGGAGATTAAAAGTTTATTCTAATCTCCCACTATTTCCTATAAAGCATCCATAACTTAGTTCTTTCCTAAACTTCTTCCATGATACTTCCTATGTAACATCATCCTTAATAGTATTTATATAAAAAATTATTCCTCCTTACTCAGTTTTTCAAAGAAACTTAAATCTTCATCATCATCTTCAACTAAAGACTGAACGACTGGTTTCTTTTTTATTTCTGGAGCACTAAAGACTGGAACATCTTCATCGGAATCCATGAATGTTACAATATCAGTTTCAGCAGCATTTCCAATAGATGCTGAAGAAGTAACTTCCAAAAATCTTTTCTTTAGTTCATCATAAGACTTGAAATGAGATGGGTCTAAAAGTTCTTGTAATGAATAAGTTGCAGCAAAAGCCTTTTCAATTGCTTCATCATCACCCTTTAACATCGGTTTTGGCTTTTTGAATGATGAATTTTCATAACTAGGCCAGCCTTTGATTCTTGCAATACGCAATGCAAAATCTGCTCCAAAATATGGGTTAAATGGATCAAATGCTTCTGGTTTCTCATCATCAAAATCATCCGCAACAACTGGGTTCATAGCCTTTGCAATATGGTCCATAATACTTTTGCCATATTTGAAAAGAAATACTTTTCCGTTGTTTTCACTGTGCTCAGGATCATTGATCACAAGAATATTTGAATAATAGTTCAAAGTACGTTTGCGTTTTCTTGCAATTTCTTTATTTGATTCTACTCCAGTCTCCCACAGTTGCTTATTTGCTTCATATACATAATCAGTTTGACCTAAAGTTGAAAGAGAATTCTCTATAAACCATTTGCCGGTTTTGCTACCTTGTGGTTGGATTTCACCATTGAGATATGAGAACGCATATCTGAAGATTTTTACAAACGGGAGTTGTCCTTCATCTGGACAAGGAAGAAAGCGTATAAGAGCACTTCCATTACCATCCTTTCCAATTGTCAGCTTCCACTCACGCTCATCTACATAAGATTTAACTTTTGAATCTGGTGTAGCTATTTTATTGACTTCTTCCAGTAATTTACTAAAAGAACCTTTTGATTTTAATTGTGATAATATTGAATTAGCCATGTTATATTTCCTCATTGTTGTATGTTGTTTTATTTTTCAGTATATATTATATCAGTTATATTTTGTATTGTCAAGTTGTAATCATATTATATTCCTCCGGTAGTTTGTTGCCTTTTCTAATATTATCTGCCGCCCATAATGGTTGGAAATTAGTGTAATGATTAAGTAGAATTAGATGTTCTTCACTTTCAGCTAAAGAAATTGGATAAATGTGATCAAGATGCCACAAATAACGATTATCCCAAGTCATACCATCTTGAAATTGATTCTCAATATGAATCATAAATTCTTTAAAAGAGCAACCGAGTATTTTTGCAGTTTTGGAAGATTTTTTAATGCCACTATTTTTAAATGCGCACTATATTAAACTTCTTATATTTTTTGTAAGTTTAAATAATGGGTCAATTAAATTTCTTTTTGCTACATATTTTGCGGCGCATTTTAATGATTTTTCTTTATTATTTTCCGCATAAAGTTTCCTCTTTTTCTTTATTTCTTCTGAGTTTTCTTCATAATATTTTGATTTATCTTCTAATATTTGCAATTTATTCTCTTCATAATATAACTTTTTCTTTTCCTTTATTTCTATAAAGTTATCTTTTCTATATAGTTTTCCCATTTCTTTAGCGCAAGATTTACATATACTAGTTAATCCATCTTTTGCTGCTTTCTTTTTATGAAACTCACTCTCATCTTTTTCAATACCACATTTTGAACATTTTTTCAAATTAACCTCCTATTTTCTACTATTTATATAAATTTCTTATAAGTCTTCGTTGACTATTTAATTTAATTGTTTCAAATTGATGATGAACTGCCACCCATTCCTTTATTCCAGCATTTACTAAAACATTCTCAACTTCAGACCTATTATTTACAGTCACTGAATAATATCCACTACCAAATGGTGCTCTGTTTGCAACAGTTACAAAATATGTTTTCATTATTTCTCCTAAAATTAAATTAAAGTTTTCTTATAAATTCTCTTAATTTTTTCACTATCGTATTTTATGAATCCTCCTTCAAAAAATTTCATATAATTGTTTATAAATATTTTCCTCTCGTTCCAAATATAATCATAAAAATTCAAACTAAACACATCAAATATCTCCATTTGAAGCAATATAAAGCTCTCTAAGGAGATTTTACCACTCAAGACATATCTTACTATTCCTGGTTGATAATCATCGTTTATATCGAATAAATCGGCCTCAGAATCAAGTTTTAATATATCTTGCTCAAAGAAATAACTTATACTACTTTTCATTTTACAAAAATCTACATAAATCTTCATTGACTTTTCATAATCACAAAAAGGGTAGTTATTACCCACTACAGAATTTGCCAAAAAGAAATATATAAGTTCTTCTGAATGAAGTTTCGAAACAACTTTCTTGTATCCATATTTATCTTCACGTTGATTGAATGCCTTTCCACTTATCTTGAGAAGACCTTTCTCAACCATATGGTATTTTGATGGAGAAAGGCTTTCTTTAATTGATTGATGAATAATACACCCAACTATTGGTTGAACTAGAGCCATCTATCATCCATAGAAGGATAATCTTCCTCCTCTGCTTTATGATTTCTAAAACAAAAATCTTCTATCACCTCCCAATCTACCAAATAATCTATTAAATCTGATTGATGTGCATTTATTTTAAATTCTCCTGTAGATGTTTCAACATTGGTAACTAAAATAGAAAGCAGTTCGATTTCTTCATATTCAGGTGGTTCCCAATGACTTCCAGGCCATCCTGGAATATACCTATATTCTATTTCTACATTAAGTCCTATAAATTCTTGCGGTATGCATAAAAGTTTAGACATTTCTTGTGATATTTCCTCATCACAAACCCAGTAATAAAAATTAAATTCTGACATTATATTTTCCTAACTACCTTTCAATCCAAAAATCTGGAGAATAATGATGTCTTAGGCAAGCATTTTCTATAGTTTCTGTATCAATTAAATGCTCTATCAAAGACGATTGATGGGGAGTTATCGTAAATGTTGATGTATCACAATCTATTGAATATGTATAAATATAATTAATTTCAATATCCTCATAATCATATTTACCTACACCTTTTGGAATATATGTATAATCAACTACAATATTAAGACCCCACATTTCATGTGGTAAACATAATATTTTTTGGATTTTGGCTATCTCATCTTCAATACAATAATAAAAATTAAATTCTGACATTCTATTTACTCTGTTAAAATGGTTTGATGTTGCTTTATGAAATTTGCTTCCGAAATTATTTGCTCCATTGGTAATGTTTTATGATATTCTGTATATCTATCGCACAATTTTAGAAATAAAACTGCGTCCCTATATCCTAAATTACTGAACGGGAATGTGTGTTGCTCTTCTAACATTTCTTGCTCCTATTAAATTATTGTAGATAATATTATAAGGTATATGTTGAAGTTTGTCAAATATTTTAAAATCCTGCTGAAAATTTCAAATATTCAATATGACTTTTTATATCATATCCTCGACCATGAATTGCTTTTATAATTTCAGTAAGAGTATATATACAAATTCCCTCATGTTCTATTTTTAATTTGATTTTTTGAATATCCAAATCGCCAGCCAAATAGTCCATCATGTCAGTTTTGAGGAGTTTTTTCCCATTATATTGATCTAGGCTTCTGCTTTCTAATTCTTCTTTAGTAAGTAACCCACTATAATAACGTATTTTAAATTTCTTTTCAGTGTCATATAATGCAGTTAAATTTACTAGACGACCTTTGTGATCCGCCAGCTCGTTTATATATTTTGAATGTAGTGATGATGTTTTGATTGATTCTAATTGAATATCGTTTGAATTTATTTTTGAGTCGTTTGTCCATTCAGATTTGATTGTTTCTAGGTTCAATGTGGTTCTCCAAAATTTTAACAAAATAAAGCCTATTATATCAAAATATAATAGGCTTGTAAATATTTATATTAAATTATAGAGTTGCTCCAAGTAAAAATAAATCATCAATGTCTTTTCCGGTTTTACCAAGAGCGGTTAATATTTGGTTTATTAACGGGTTATTTCTTTGGACTTGGGTGGAATATTCCCAAGTAAGCCTTATCGCCTCAGATTGCTGCGATATTATTAACTCAACACTAGATAACAATCCAGTCTGTAGTAATGCCAATCTCGCCTGTCTTGGTGTAATAGCAGCATTTGCCATTATTAGTGCATCGGGAACTTTACGATCCCAACCGGAGAAACAATGTGGAAATTGACTTGCATCTCCAACAAGGTCTACTACACTACCATCTGCTTGCATTTCTCCAACATAATATGGATCAGTTGGTACTGGAAATTGGCCTTCGTCGAGATAATCTAAATATAAATTTCCTTCATGCTGTAATAGAATTGATCTATCTGGCAAAGAAAACATGCTAAAATTTGATATAGAATTTGCTTCTAACGAAACAAGTGGATTGAATTTTACTATATACCGCTTCATACTGGTAAATCTCCTATTAATTAATTATTTACATAACATCCGCAGTTTTTCATATTTACTACTAAACTTTTACGGACATCGTATTTATACAAGTGATTATTATAAACATACTGCATTCTCCACTTTACAACTATATTTATAATAATTAAAACTTAACAAACAAGACGTGCGCCAATACCTCTATCAACAAACCCAAAACCAAAACTAGAATTGAAATAGAAAACCCCAGCAGAAGTACCATAACTCGCTCGACCACTAACAAGAGCCGCCGCCCATCCTGCTGTCTGATAATAATTATCAGTTATATAATAATCTTCGCCCACAGAAATTGGTAAAAATGCAGTTCCTGTCGCCAACAAATTCGTCTGGTAGCCACTTGTATTGGCGAGTGTTCCTACAGACGTATAGTTTGTTGCTGTATCATCGGCCAAATTTGATCGGATATTGCTGGTGATAATATAGGCGGCATTATTATTGACATTGATTCCATCAACCCAACTCCAGCAATTGCCATACAAATTCTCAATACCCCTATAACTCATCCATGCTGTATCACGTAATGTTGAGGCCGCTGCGCCTGTGGCATTACCGATACTGTTACTCTTACCAGCAACTGAGTGAGGAGAATCCGTTTGTGCATTTGAAGGAGCAGGATAACCCAATGCAACTGCCGTATTACCTGCGCCAATTTTAGTCTGTGAATCGAAACTGCCATACTCAATCAGGTATAATAACTGAACTGCCGCATGTAATTCATAATCCGTTTGCCGCCATGTTGTGCCTCTATTTGCTGCAAGAGTACGGGTTTCGGCTCTATTAATACCTACTGCCGGATAAATTCCTGATACCGAGGCGAGTTTTGCGGTAGCCGTATCCCAGTTTAATCCTGAACCAACATTATCATCATAATTCAGACCGGATTGATAAGTTGTTCCTGTTGTCCAAACACATGCATCATAGGCACCCATATACCGATAATCTACCTCAACCCCGTCGAGTATAAATGCCGGATGAACGGTATACCCCACTTGCGGTATAGCAGATATTGCCCAATTATGGACATTGCCTACATGAGAATATTTAACATAGAATTTTGGTATTTCTACCATCACCATGCCATCTGCACCAGTTAAGACAGAGGCAGAGCCATCGGCTTTTAATGCCGAGTTAGTTGGGTTTAGATAATAATTAACCGTTCTGTCGTCACGCAGTAGACAACGTTTCATGTTGGTGTGAGTGGCGGTGACTATGGGTGTTGCTGCTGTTCCGCTTGTGCGGCTATAAGTATTGCCAACTGCATCCCACGATAAATCCGCATAGCTGGTATCAAAGGCTGTGGTTAACGTACCAGTTACCAATGAAAGAACCTTATTGGACTTAATTGCTTTTGGGTAATAGGTAAACTTGGATAAGTTCAATATTCCCTGTTCACCTAACAGAATCGTGATCGGTGTCGGTATGTTCTGGTATTTAACTGGATTAACGCCTGCTTGAGCGTTGGGCAGGTAGAGATAGGCTGAGGTATCAACGTTTTTGTTATAAGTGATCGCATAGCTACCTGAGCCAGTCAGCAACTGATTCCATACACCGATATTGCCAGGGGCTGATGAATACTGTCCAGAAGCGGTAATGGCAAAGGTGCCTTGCTGGGCGTTGTACCAGTTCAACCCTGCGCCCGTGAAACTGGCTGCGTCTACCGTGCGGGTAACGGCTGCTGTTGTGGTGGGTATGTAGCTTGAAGCGTTGGAGGCGGCTTCTAGTTGTAGCCCCCAAAAGTAAGTCCCTTTTACACCATTGCCCGTAACACTTTTCGTATTATCTGAGTCGGTTAACTCAAGAGCACGTTGACAAATACTACTCCCTGCAACAAGGGTAGCCGTCACGGTGCACCGATACCAACCATTACCCGAATCAGTTATTGTTGCTGTGGTATTAGCTTGTACCGTGCCTTTTACGCCTGTTGCTAAATTAAACCACGCCCCAAGGTCTGCTGCGCCGTTATACAATCTAATGTATGCCCACGTAAAACTAGACGGTGCATTTTTAATGTAAACGCTTAAAGTGTAAGGTTCTGCTGATGCCGTAAATGATTTATATAACGCACTTCGACCCACCCCAGGGGGTATTAAAACACTAGCAGAAGTAGGAACACCAGCCGGTGATGTAGCGACATTATCAGTAATTCCACAATTTACCGCCGAAAACCCGGACGCTGAAATCGTCTGCGATTGGATAGCTAAATTCGTCCGCGCTTCTTCAGCCAGTAGGGTGATGGTATTGGTTAGCGGTACGCCTGCGACCTCGGTGACGACGTTAGATGCAACCGTATTGCCATTGGCCGTTGTGAAGTATTGCACCCCATCAACACCCGCACCGTGCCAAGGGGCGGAGAGAACGCCAACTGAGATGTATTCAGAGGGGTTCTGATTGGTTTGGCCTACAGCATCTTCAATCATCAAATTAGTAAGGTTTATTGTTCCTGCTGCTGTAGTTGTAGTCCTACCTACGTAAAAAGCTAATGAGCCACCGAATGTGCTGGATGCTGTTAAATTATTAATGAATGAATATTTTGTCCGGGTTGTAGTTAGTGTTAGTGTTACTCCAACAGCATCACTTCCATCTGAAACATCTAATAACTCAAACCTTACACTTTTAGTTCCAGAGTCTACCCACGCTTCAAAGGAACAAACAAAATAGCCTTTGGTATTTAAACCGTCTTTTCTATTATGTATGCCTGAACCTGCTGCCCCACTAAACGTAAGAGTGGTAGCCGCTCTTGTTGCGTCATGCAAAGTCCATGCGGCCCCGGTTAAATCCTGTGAGTTAGACGCTAAATTCTCAACCCGTCGAGCGCCCGGAAAGCGCACCTCGTTGGCTTTGGCGGTCTTAACCAAGCCTTCAAAGTCAACTACGGAAGCCGTGACATTTCTTGTAAATGATAAACTTGAAGGAATAGCAGGAACATTTGCAAAATTCAAGTCCAAATTACTTGCAACATCCCCATCTTGAAATAATTTTCTTCTTGAAGGTATCATATTAGTTATTATCCACAGAAAGTTCTAAATAAAATCCTTGACCAGAAGTTGGAGTAAAAGCAGTTTTTGTTTCAAGTACGGCATAAATAATTCTACTTGCCGATGCACATTTATAATGTATTTGGCCTGTCCATAGAGAATATGCAGCAGTAGAATTTGTTCCATCTTCCGTGGTCATTGGTGGAAAATCCAAATACCCAATCCTGTTTGCCCTGTTTGCCCAAAGTAAAAGGTATGGGGAATTATCGGCAATTGCAGTTGGGGTAGTATGAAATAAATGTACTCTAAATTGGGCAACATTGGATTTTTGATCGGTCAATAGTCGAGCTTTTACAACATATCCACTCCCACCATTTACTCGTGCAATATTTGGAAAAGATATTACTGTAGGCGAACCTACCGAAGTATTTATACAATCACCTAATGCATAAAGATTTACATCTCCTCCGGCTGGTCTTGTAATATCTACGGAAACCACAGAACAACCTGTACCAAATTCTCCCAAATGCAATTCTGATGCGGATAAACCTACGGTTCCAAGTACTGTTGAGACACCACTTGGTGCCAATACGGTTGTTATAGCCATTTCATATCTCCTGTTTAAATTCTTTTGTGGTGTTACTACTATTTATATAAAAATTACCCACTAAAATTTCCATATAATTTGGTTGCTGCACCAATACTAGTTATATTAAGTCTTAAATATGCCCAACTAACATTTATCACCACAGCCTGTGTGTCACCATCTACTCCCAGATGGGTTGTAATATTAGAATCTGTTGAATAGTGTTGTCCATCAAGTGACCCTTCTACTGTATATACTGCGCCACCTATACCCGATACCCATAACTGCATAACTGCCGCCAATGCGGTAGTAGAATTAACAGTAATTGGCGACTGAGGCCCAGTCATTCCAGTACTATAAAATAGTACTTTTATTTCTCCCCTTGAATCTATTTTATAATCCATTGGGGTATCAACCGTAAAAGCAGTTCCAGAAGTAACTGTTACTGGCACATCTTCTAAAATTTGAGGAACATTTGGGAAACGTATCCTAATCCTGTCTCCTGTAGTTAAATAATGTGTTTCCAAAACATTTATAAGTGTATTACCAAACGATGGCTGGTATGTTGAATTTACTATGGTAAGTGTTCTTACTAGTGGCGTCACCTTTCTGCTGCTCATTGTCATATCCTTTTAGTTAAATTTTTAATGGTTATACTACTATTTATATAAATTTTTATACACCAACTACAGAATAATTTGCCTGATATTGTGGCTCAATTACAGCAGCAATATACATACTTTGTACACTACTTGGAAATGTCAA